TCACCGCGAGAACCGGCGGCGCAGCCTTGCAGCATAAGCAGCATCGCGGCGCAAACGCTCGCGCGCAGCCAGCGCCTTTTGCACGGCTTCATTGTCATCCCTGTATCCCTTCGCTTTTTCATCAGACGCCCCCGCGTGATAGGCGATAAAGCACAACAGCCCGAACAGGCCGAACCCCAGCAGCGTGAATATCAGGCTGCTCATGGCGTTTTATCTTTAGTAAAGGCCGCAATCAGGCCCGCCGCCGCCATGCCGGCCGCGATAACGGCCTCCTGCTGCACAGGCTCCAGCACCAGACCCAGCGCGGTCGCCATTGAAATGAGCCCCAGCCAGGTCGAGCGTTCCTTGGTGCGTTCGATGATGTAATCGGCAATCTTCTTCATGGTGTTCCCCCTTATTGGATTTCTTTTCCGGTTGCATAGGCGGCGGCGGTATACAGCTCGTCGCCGTACCAGTCCTTCGGCCCGTTTTCATGGCGCACGATGGCCTTGGCGAGTTTTATCAAGGTGCCCGGGTCTTTCAGGTTAAGCGCCTCGCGCCGCTTCACGCCTATCTCGCGGCAGACGCTGTGGATGTAATGGTCGGTCGCGTTTTCCTCGGGCGGCGCATAGCGGTTCAGGATGCTCTCGACGGAATCCAGCCCGTAGCGCAGGTGATAGTTCAGCAAGAGGCGCATCAGCGCGCGCAGGCCCATCACCGGCGCGTCGAATTCGATAAACGCGGTATCGACCTGCCGCAGCTTTTGCCCCTTCCATTTCACGCCCGACAGCCTGATATTGCCGGGATTGTTGTTGCGGATACCCCGCGGCAGTTCGAAATCAACCATCATCTCCTCCTCCTGAAATTTGATTTTTAGCGCCTGCGGCGCAGGGCATCTTCAATCCTCGCAACGCCCTGTGAAATATTCTCGATGCGCTGCTCCATGGCGGCGATGCGCTCGGCGGTGTGCTGGTTGGCGGATATCCACCGCTCCAGCTGCCGCACGCGCTCCGTCACGCTCGACGCCCACCACACCGTGCCGCCTGCATGCACGGCAATCATCAGCAATAAGCTCCAGAACGCAGGCGCCTCCGAAAACACCGTCATGCGTCACCCCCTTATCTCGCGCACGACGAGCATCGCCGCCGCCGCGCCGCCGTAAAGCCTGGCCGATGTCGTGCCATTCAGGCGGCAGGTGCCGCTGCTCATGCCGACGCGGATTTTATAGGTGCGCGCGGATGTGCTGCCCGCGCTCTCGTGATAAAGAAGCGCAAGGCTGGACGGCAGCGTGGCCGAGCCCGCCACCGTCGTTGACACCTGCAGCGCATTGGCACCACTATCCTTGAACAGCGCTGCGATAATGCAGCCCGATGCCGCACCCGACCCCGCGCCGACAAATTCAATCTCGATAAGGCTACTGGCCGATGTCGGCGTGATCGACACGGTCAAAATTTCGGTGCCCTCGCTACTCTGCGGCACGGTGTCGTCGTTGGGGATGGTGGTCGACAGGTCTGCGTTCGAGGTATAGGTGGCGCTTTGCACCTGCAGCAGCGCGCCCGCGGGCAAATCCGCCCGCGCAATCGCCGACACGGGCTTGCCGGAGGCGGGGATATACGACAGGCATTGCCAGTTGCTGCCGCCAATCCGCGCGAATTCCGCCACATCGCCCGCCGCGGTGGTAATGTTCGCGCTGGCGGGCAGGATGAGGGATGATGCGTTATGCGTCAGCGTCAGCGCGCCCGTGAACTTCACCCAGATATGGCTGCGCGCGGTCGAGCTGCCGAGGCTGGTGATCGTCGTCGTGCCCGTCACGCGCACATAATCGCTGTCGGCCGCACCGATATCGGTCGTGGCGGCCGATGCAATATCGCTGCCCTGTGACAGCAGCTGCGATGCGCCCGCCGCGCCGTTCAGCAGGATAAAATTCGTGCCGTCATACATCAGGATATAAACACCCGTGACGGCAAGCGCCCCCGCGCCGGGGTTCGACCCGTCCAGCAGCTTGATGTTTTTCGTGCCCAGGCTGTTGACGTTGACGGTCGATGCGCCAGTATTGGCGTTGGCGGGTTTCAATGTCACCACCTGCCCCGCCGCATAGGCCGCAATCGCGGGGGAGGGCGCCACGGCATAGGCATTGGCCGACCCCGTGTCGGTGGCATGGTTCAGCACCCGCAGCGCCGCCCCGCCGTTAAAGGGGCTGAAAGTATTATCCGCCGCATTCACCGCGCCCAGCGTGATCCAGTCCGTGCCGTCATGCGCCTTCAGCAGCCAGGGCGTGGCCGCATCGTCCAGCCAGAGCGTGCCGGCCTCCGCATATGACGGGGCGGATGATCCCTTGTGGTGGTTCAGCAAGGCTTTCTTGCCGTCGTTGTCTTCCTGCCTGTAGGTCAGGCCGGATTTATTCGCGCCGATGGTGGGGCTCGCCTGTGTCATTTTCGTTCTCCTTTTGCGTTTCTATCCTCTCCCGGCGGGAGAGGAGGGGGACCCATGCGCCAGCATGGGGAAGGTGAGGGGCGCTATCAGCGGTGTTTGCCGCCCGAAGTCCCCTCACCTTCCCCACGCTTGCGCGCGGGCCCCTCCCTCCCCCGAGGGGGAGGTGTACCTTGCTAGATTTCTTCGCCGTAACCGCGGGCGATATAGTCGAAATGCCGCGCCACGCCGGTGCCTGCACTGTCGAAAAACCGCAGGCCGAAGCCGTCGGCCGCGGGCGTGGTGAGGGTGTAGTAATCGCCTGTCGCCATATCATGCGGCGTCACCGTGATGGCGGGCACGGCGCGGAAGGCGCGGGCAAAAGTGATTGCGTTTCCGCTTGCCATTGACAGCTGGTTGTTTGCGCTCACCACCCTGTCGGGCATATCTATGGTGACGGAAAGCGCCGAAATCGAGGGCGAGATATTGGCCGAATGCGCCGCCATCTTCAGCCTGAACTGGAAGGCGCGGGCGGTGTAATCGCCGATGATAAAATCCGTCCAGCCCGACCATGCCGGGTCATCTTCGGGGTCGTCCTGCGTGCTGCGCAGTTGCAATTGCAAAGTCCAGGGCGAGGGCGCGGTGTCCTGGTCGAAAAACTCGACATTGTCCAAATTATCCCAGCTGTCGAGGCTCTCGTTCAAATCCGCGCCGTCCACCTCCAGCAAGGCGGTCAGGCGCGAGGTATAAACCGCGCCAAGGTCGGCGACGGCGGCGAATTCGTAAAGGCCTTCGTCCGACAATCCCTCCAGCCCGATATCGCAGTTGGGGATGACGTCGAAGTCCGCCCAGTCGTCGATGCTGTCGCGGCCGCACAATTGCAGGGCGCTGTCACGCCGCGCGACATTGGTCTTCACGCCCGCAAAAACGGGGCTTTCGGTGACTTCCATCACCGCGTTCTGCCCCGGCGCTTCCGTAATCGCCGTAACGGCCATTGCTGGCGCAGCCGACTGCCGTCCGCCGATATCAACCGCCTTCAGCAAATAAGTGCCGGGGGCGGCGGGCAGCGACAGCGACGTCGCCTGCGGCGCGATGCGTGCCACGATATCGACCGCGCTGCTCCACGTCACGTTCTCGGCCAGCGGCGAATAGCGCAGCGTGTAATGCGACAGATCAAGGTCGGTATTGCGCGCCCAGGCCAGATGCGCCGTATCGCCCAGAACGCTGACCGACAGGTTTTCGACGTCCGCAGGCACGGCCGAAGCGCCCTCGACACGGTGCCCCGTCACCACCAGCGGCAGCGAGAAAACGCCCGCGGGTGACGCGTGGCGCAGCTCGATATCATAGGTTTCGCCTTCCTCCACATCCGCGATGCTGATGCGGTTGTTGCCCTCGGTTAAAATATCGGCAGGGCGGAACTGCGTTTCATCCTGCGCCCGGACGCGCGCTGCAATCGACAGCGGCTGGATAAAGGCGGGCGGGGCCAGCGCGATGATGATGCGCGTGGTCAGCGACCCGTCGGTGTTCCTGATCAGCGCTTCTTGTCCCGACTGGATATCCGCCAGCACCGGCACGGGCGGGCGCTGCAATTCGGGCGGCACGGTCATCTGGCTCGAAAAGGCGGGGATAGTTCCCGTATCCGCCACATGCACCGCAGGGGCTGCGTCGACGCAGGTCAGGCGCGCCTGCAAATTGCCCTGCGGCGTGACCGATTTCACCAGCAGCTCGACGCTTTCCATCCCCGCCTCGCCGAACAGCGCAAGGTCGCCGGCTTCGGGCGCGTTATCCTCTGCGGCTGCAAAGGTAACGGTTTTCGATTTCCCCTCGACGGTCTGCAGCGCAATCACCGCCGAGGCACCATCGGCACGGCGTACACGCAGGGCATAGCTTTTGCCCGCCTGCATATAGATTTCCTCATCCAGAACCGCCGTTGTTGTCGTCGCGCTTTTGATACGCGCGCTGCAAAGCCCGAACATCGGCACATCATGCGAAAACCGTATCAGGTCGCCGCGCGTGCAGACGATATGTTCCAAATCGCAGGAAAAACTATACGTCTCCGGCCGCAGGCGCGCGGTCGCGATATGGTACCGCCCGTCCTTCCAGGCCTGTTCGGGCGAGGTGACGCCGGGCAGCGACAGGGTTTCGTAATCGGTCGTATTTACGGCGTCATAACCGTCGTCATAGACGATACGTTCGTCCTGCACCCAGCCCTTGTCACGGTTGATAAACCTCACCCGCAGCGCCTGCGGCAGCGGGGCGAAGGCTTTCCTGCCCTCGAAATTAAACGTGTTGCGCGGCGTGAAATGCTGGACGGGCACGGCCTGCGCCCTGTCCCCCACTACCGTCCATTTGCCATCCACAATGCCGGGGCTCGCGCGTCCTGCCGCTGCAACCTCGTGCAGCACTTCCCGCACCGATACGTCGTAATCAATCACGCCGTTGTATTCGCGCGCGGCATCGGTACAGCGCCCGTGCCATTGCTGCAGCTTTTCCAGATCGATACGGCTATCGGCCAGCGGGCGGGCATTGGCGCTGCCCTGCAAGACATGCCGGAACAGCGACGCAGGGTTGGATGTGGGCTGGTCGCGCCATTCATCGCCGTCCCAGTCGGGCAGGATGCTTTCCACCACGCCGTTGAAACGATCGATGACGCCGTTCAGCTGCCCCGTCGCCTTGATACGAAGGGCCGTCATCGCCAGCCCCTGCATATTCACCGGATAGGCGTAGCGGATGGTGCGCAGCGCCGTCCATACCGTCGCGTCAAACAGGGACGTATTGTCTTCTTCGGCGTCATCCGTCACGCGGCGCAAGCGCACGTCGTAGTGGCCTTTATCAACCTTGAAGGTAACCGTTTTACGCAGCGCTGATGTCTGTTTCGCCGAGATTTCAATCCCGCCGAAGCGCAAGCCACCCGCGGCGACAAGGATCTTGTTTTCTTCCTCATGTGCCGTGACAAGGAAATCGCTGTCCGTTTCGAAACTGGTTCCTGTGTAATAATTTTCGCGTTTATCGGTAATCGTACCCGTGGCGCGGTCGACCAGCGCCAGCAACAACGAACCTTCGGGCAGGGGCGGCAGGGCAGGCGCGTCTTCGCCCGCCTTGTATTCCAGACCCTTCACAACCCTGATCTTGCCCGAGGCGTTGTCGATGGCGACCTGGTCGGTGCGCAGCGCGGCCTCGGTAACGCCCTGCTTTTTACGCACAGCGGGCGGCGCGGGAAGGGTGATGACGCGCTCTTCAAACACCTTGTATTCGCCGGCACCCGCGCTCCAGTCCTCGGTGCCTGCGGGGGCGTATTGTATTTCCACCTGCACCTTGGCGGCCAGTTTCGATGCGCCCGCAAATTTCACCAGTCCGCGCGGCAGGGTGATATCGACGGAAATTTCGTCGGCATCGGCCTCTGTCGTGCGCAGGACGAAACCATCCTCCTGCGTCAATTCCGCGCCAAGGTCGTTCTGTAACACGCTATTGCTGTAAAGCGTCAGCGGATCGTCATCCGCATATCCTTGCCGCGTTTCGATTTCAACGCCCTCGAACTTCGACAGCGGCGTTTCGCCGATTTTCAAATCGGAAATGTTCAGGGGCCCATAGCCCCAGACGAAGAGCAGGCGCAGGTACTGTTCCGCCCCCGCGGTTTCGGTATAGGGCAGCGCGCCCATGGGCGGCACGAAACGGTGCCTGCCCAGCACACGCGGCACACGGCCAAAGGGGCGCGCCTCGTTCCGCGCACCCTGGATAAACAAGGTAGGACTATCCCGCCCGCCGCCCGAAAAGCGGGGTGCTGCCGGGGGCGCGATGGCGTTGAGCGCGAGGCGCCCTAAAATCCCCAATCCGCCTGTCACCACGCGCCCCAGTATCGTGCCCGTCAGCCCCAGCGCCGCGTTCAGCCCGCCCGCCGCCACCGGCACGGCGGCGGTCAGCGCAATCGCCAAAATCATGCGCAGCGGGTCTTTGCCGCCCCCGCCGCCGCCCATGGGAACAAGGTGGATGTAGAGCGCCGCCCCCGGCTTCGGCTTCACCCGCGCCCAGTTGTCGCGCGCGATGTAATGGCCGTTTAAAAACACCTGCGCATGGCGGCGCAGAAAAGCATCCGGCTGCGCCTTCAGCACCATATCCTCGACCGTCTCGCCGGCCTCCAGCGCGCAAGCGCGGCGCGCGCGGGAAAAGGGGCTTTCCGCCACTTCGACATTAACATTCATGTTCCACCGCTTCCCTGTACCTGAAAAACCCGAAAACCCTGTGTGCCCACCTTGCGCCTGCGTAGCTTTCGATCGCGCTGTCGATGCCTTGCTCGATATGCAGCATCTGCCTGTCTCCCAGCACGATGCCGACATGCATCGGATGGCCAAGGAGGCGCAGCACCACCACATCGCCCATGCGTTCATCGCCTGCGGCCACGCTGTCCCAGAGTACGCATTCGCGCGCGATCAGCGCCGCGATACTTTCCGATTCAGATGTCGAGGCATATTCGTAAACAAAAGACGGCAGGGCGCGGCCCAGCTGTTCGGCCATGACAAGACGCGCCAGCCCCCAGCAATCAAGCCCGGAGCGGTCGCGCCCGTGTTCACTGAACGGCAAGCCGATATAGCGCCCCGCCCATAACGGGACGGGCATGTGTGTTATCCTCTAAAAAATTGAAAATTTTATGTACCGGCTATTCGCCGGCAAGAAAAAACCCGCCCGGCCGCTTCGCGGCCATCAAAAGTACAAGGCGGGGGCTTCACTGCAATTCGACCCAAGAAAAAACCCGCCTTGTGACGGGCGGGTTTTTCGGGAAGAAACTTTAAATCAGCTTACATGCCGTTGCCGGGCTTGCTGCGTGCGACGGTCACGATGGGCTGGGCGCCAGTGCTGCCGCCCATGTCCAGCTTCTGGACGTAGGCGCCGAATTTTGCCGCGTCGACCTTATCGGGATGAGCGCCGACATAGTTATGCATGGCTGCAATGCGCGTAGCAGTTTCAAGGTCGAAGCCGTTGCGGGTATCCGCACCGATGACCGAGAAGGAGTCGAGGAGGAAGTTATTGCCGTTGTAGCCAACGCTTCCGAATTGTGATTTCACGCTCATATAAACCTCACGCCTGCCGTTTGGGGACTGTATTTATACCGCTAAGAGTGCCCTTGAGTCTTAACTGATTTTTAATACTCTATCCCAACCACCTTAATTTTACCATAAGAAAAGCAAATAAATTTTAAACGGGTGTTTAAGTTATTGATTTTACAGGTGCTAAAAAAGGCCTGGAAAATGCCCCGGAGAGAAAGATCCGGCCGGAAAAGGCTCGGCCGTGAAGTCCTCGAGCGAGAGAATCCCCTCGATCAGGCGGGAATCATAGGAAACCTGCCCGAGTCGAAAGGCGTCAAAGCGCGCTTCCACCACGTCGGGCGCCGCGGCGCGCACTATTTCTATTGTAACGGCAGGCGCGGAGGAAAGTCCCCGCAGTGCCGCCATGATCTGCCGGTCGACGTTGTCGATGACAAGCCGCGCCTCCGGCGACTGCCGCGCCGCATCGTCGGGCAGCGTCAGGGCGAAGGGGTAGGGCGTGAATTCGTCGCCGCGGCTGAAGACAACCGTATCGCTGCCCGCCACGCGCAAAGGGGTGTCGAGGCTTGCGTGCGAGAGCGTCAGCAGCACGACAAAGGCCTCGCCCGTCTGCGGCGCGTGCAGCGCCCGCAGCGCGTCGGCCGATAAATTCCTCATGGCACCACCTCCAGCTCCAGCACACTGCGGAAATACCCGCCGTTCAGCGCCGCGCGCGAAGGAGGCTGGCGGAAACGGCATGAAATGGTTTCCCCCGATATGGGATGCGTGAAATCAAAGGGCAGCGTGCCGCCCTGCAGCGTGTCGGCATAAAAGATATCCAGCGCCGCCAGCTGCGCCGCATCCAGCAAAAACCCGGCGGTCAGCCCCGCCGCCCCCGATGTCGCGCGGCGGCGCAGTTTTGCGGGCCCCGTTTCCATGGCGGTGCGCAGGCTGTTGTCGGCGGGCGTCTCGCGGAACCCCTCCACCAGTGGCGACTGGGGCAGTGTTTCAGGCCAGGCTGCCATGGCTTACCTCCCCGTCAGGGTGGGCACAAGGTTGAAGATCGTGCGCAGGATGCCCGTCGTTTCCTGCCCGCGCGTCAGCGCATTAGCCACCATCTGGTCGATGGTAATCTCCAGCGTCTTGCGGTCGAAGGCGTCGCTGCCCTCCCGCGCGGCCACGGCCACGCCCGCGTTGTTGTTGATGACGACGTTCAGCCCCTGTCCGCCTCGCGCAGCGCCCAGTCCCGCAAAGGCCTGCGCGATGCCCGCCGCCATTTCCTGCCGCAGCAGTTTCGCCAGTTCCTGTGTCACGATATCGCTGTTGTTCATTGCCTATCCCCCGAATGTATTGACCATCATGTCCATGAATGCCCTTGTCAGCGGCGGCGCGGTATCGATGCCGCGGTGCAGCGCATAACCCTGCCAGGCGTCCTGCAGCTCATCCAGCGTCGCCTGACGCAAGGCCTGCGGCTCCCAGCGCAGCACGCCCAGAAAGAACTGCCTGAGGGGACGAAGGTCTAGCCCGCGCCCCCCGCCGGCTTTCCCGCGTTCGTCGCCCCCAGCGTATTCAATGGCGCGATAATCGCGGCCAGCAGCGTCGCCAGCTGCGCCATTGGCGCATGCGCCAAAATAAAATCCTCCGTCGGAGCACCTTCGCCATAGGCGGCCTTCAACAGCGCCACGGCCTCCGCCGTTTTCATCTGCTTCTCCACCAGCCGTTCGGCGGCCTGTAGGATGTTTTCTTTTTCCTCCAGCCTCCCGACCAGCGCCAGCGTGATGTCGATACGCCTGTCGCCTTCCGGATGCGGCAATAAAATGTAACCCATGTTTCTCACCCCGCCGTAAATGTGCCCGCGCCCGTGCGCAGCAGCACCGCCGAAAATACCTCCAGCCCGTCGAATGTGCCGCCGCGCCGGTATTCCTGCACGATAAAGCGCGCCGCATATTTGTCGCCGTTCGGGAACTGCAGTTCATAGTTATGCGCCGTGCGCGCAAAGGCCGCGCCGCGCAGCCTCTCTTCCGCGGCGGCATCTTTAAACAGCCCGTCCAGCCGCAGCAGCATCGACTGCATGCCCGCTTCCCCCGAATATTCGCGCACTCCCGCGGCATTCATGGCGGTCGCCTCCACAGGCTGGTTGTTGATTTCCATCATCGTCGCGCGCGCGGCACCGATGGCGCTGAAAACTTCAGGCGCCCCGCCGTCGCCGATCTTCAGCAACAGGTCGCGCCCTTTCTGGCCGGTCATGGTGTTCTCCTTATAAAAAAATCTTGCAAATATCCCCCTCTCCCAGAGGGAGAGGCGGCAAAAGTCAGTGGGCTGAAATATCACGGATTTTTGCCACTAAATTTGCCTGTGTACCACTTGTGTACAAACTCGCGTCTAAACCAATTGCAGACAGTAGGAATTGTACTCCCATTGACTGCAATCTTCTAGCAAGATTTATCACCCCAAATTGGCCATTTGGGATGTGCCGTCTGGATTAGATGCGGTCAGTTGAACCGCGCTTAACCTGTAAGCCAAAGGATGTAACTGCCTTATCCAACGCTCCAAGTCAGCATAAAAAATTTGTTCATTGGCAAGCACCATAGATTCTTCAGTGAGTGAAACATCAGGATCAATATTCTCGGCAATTGCCTCGCTAGCTATGTCCTCGACAATATGCTGTGTGGCATCTCTAAACTGGCGTATTTGGGCTTTTGCATTTTCCCGCAAAATTTCTAACTCGCGCGCTCTTGGGACTAATGCCTTGCCAAAACCATCTTTTAGGTTTCTCCGTCTCAGGATTTCAAGAAAGCCAATTGCCCTATGGACTGTAATGATACAATTTTCAAAGTGGTCTTGTGCATGATGATAGTCATCCACATTTCCAGCCTCCAAAAATTCCAGCAGCAAACGCCGCGCGGCGGAATATTCTCTAATAGCTTTATCTACAAGCCGAATGTATCCCGCAACTATCTGACGCACCCGTTTGGATGGCATACGGTGAAGTCCAAGTAAATGCCCTAACTCCCACTTGCTGCGCAATTCCGTAGCAAGCTCAAGGGGAGGCAAGTGATAAATTAGAACGTCTCTAACCTGACCAACATTATCAAGTTGGCTTTGAAGGTATTGCAGTTTAATTTCATCGGCAACTTGCATTACGAAATTAAAGGGCTATCCCTGCTTTAGACAGTGCTTCACTGCATCGTTAACATTTGCAGCATGTAAAGGGTGGGGCTTTCCATTTTTAAGCGACCAAACTGTGAAGCCAGTTGAGTCGGTTTTCTGGATTTTTTCATCCCACTTTCCACGAGTAATGAGACGAATAATTACATCAGGGCCTTTTCCGATTTTGTTGATGTGAAAGAGTTTTCTACCTGCATCCTCCACGATCAAATGGTCGCCTTTCGTATCAATAGCAATAATGGCTTTATCTGCCCAAACTAAAAAATCTGGGTTGAAGTTTTTGCTACCGCCTTTGGATAACAAAGGAACCTCAAATAATCCACGAGACGGGTTTCGGAACCATACTTTTTTCTGTTTATCTAATGCCTCTGCAAATTCTTTTTCGAGCTTATTTAAATCACTATAACCAGCATGAAGCGCATAGGAAAACTTGGTTATATTTGAAGGGTCAACTGCAATATCGGGCACTTCGATGGGGTTAGCGAAGTTTTGAATTACTAAGGAGTTTTCAATGTACGCATTGACAACCTTGTTAGCGGCCTCTCGCATATGCTCAGCTGCCGGACTATTATACTCGATGAGCGCATCGAATTTTACTTCCTCAATATCACAGAGATTCAATGCGCTAGAATACGTTTTCTGAACCTCGCGTACAAAGACCCATCGAGCAGTTACGCGGTTGCTATGTTCGACCTCTACCCATTCCTCTTGTTCTTTACCAGCCTTACCGACTACTTGTAAAATCTGGATTCTGCCGCCTTTACCAACTGTGTTGACTTCATCTTTTCTAAAATCTTGAACACCTCGGATAATTTTTTTAATCGGCTCGACCGCCTCTTTACAGTCAATCGAGGTTTCCGGAAGTTCTTGGTTCTTTTTAACAGGTAGTGTTGTTTTGTTTGAAGCGCCTTTCTTACCGGTAAATACCGTTAAAGAGATTTCGGGCGTCTCGGCGGCTATCTTCTTTTTAATTTCGGACAAAACTTCTTCAAAGACCTTTTTCTCATCTGTCCGAATATAAAAGTGAGCCGTGTTTAACGCAGGATCTGGGTAATGCTTCGCTTCCGGCTGCCTTAAAACGCGCCCAACTATTTGCGTCACCTGTTCCTTTGAGCCCATCTCCTTATCAATATAAGCAAAGTAACAGGCGGGGTCGTCCCAACCTTCTTGAAGGGTGAGGTTGAAAATAATGTGCTGGAAGTTGCCCGCTACGAAATTATCGTAATCGGCATCACCACCTGCAAATAAGTTAAATCCAGGAGGTGGAGGGAACTTGGGGTCAAACTTTAAATTACAATAAACAGCAATCTTTTCTGGCTTGATCTTATGCACCTCAACTAGATGCCGCCAAATCAAAATCGGCCTTGCTTGTCTTTGTTCAAACGACGTGTGTACGTTGTCTACGTTACCTTTCCCAGATACAACATTCGTTTGGCTGACATAAATTGCCTTCGGTGCAAATGGCAACCCTCTAGCTTTCGCAGTCTTTTCCACACGTTTTAAATTGTCGATCATCTCGTCAATGGCTATTTCCATTGGCGTTACATAGCCACCTAAGAGAATTTGCTTCTTAACCAGTCCAGATTTTACAACGTCGCTGCTTTTCACTACGGTAGCGAAATTTTCTTCTTTCCAGCCCTTTTCCTGCTTTAATCTCGTGATTGAGTTAGTGAGAGCGTCAGGAATACGCATTGTCGCACTCGCCGCTATAAGTGCATCGGGCTCTAACTCAAGCAGAAGTTCGGTCTGTTGGTTAGATAAGTTGTGGCCTTCATCATAAACAATGATAAAAGGGCGTCTTCTCCCTTTTGAGTCTCTTCTCTTTTTTAGCATATCCCAAAGGGAGGACTCCGCGTTATCAAGTGCAAGCTGATATATTTTTCTATCGCCTTCTTCCTTATCTTTCTGGTTGAACTTACCCACTGTCGCCACAAGTACGAGGCCCGTGGAAGATTTTTCGATATCGGTTTGCTTGCAATCCATGAGTGGCTTGACATTAAAACCGGAGACTAACTCAGAATATTTGCCAGTCGAAAGGTTTGTATAGGTCTGCCAAACAACGACGCGACCTTTAGATAGCCACAATACGATAGGCTCAACTGGAAGATGACTCCTCATTTGAGCCACGGCATCGCAGAGGATCAATGTTTTTCCACCGCCAGTGATCGCGCCTAAATTTTGGTAGAACGGTACCTTTTTGGAGAAAGTAACAAGGAGGGGATTCTCCGCATAGTCCGCAAACTTATTGGCTATTTCGGTAGATGCGGCAATTTGAAAAGGGAATAAGTCCATAATTTATTCCTCTTCTTCATTGTATCTGTCGCTGTTTTCATTCAATCCCAAGTGCGCCAAAATCTTATCGGGTATCTTGTAAAAGATTACGTTTTTGGATTGATATATTTCATATCGTGCATACACATGATACGGCTGCTTTAAGCCAGCTTTTTTACCTTCTTGGATTACCGTCGCGTAGGTTTCCGAGTCAAGCTGCCCTACTTTGTCACCGCCATTCCAAATCAGGAAATAGCCTTCACCTTGTTCATTCTTTCCAACTAAAAATTTGAAGTCCTTTTCTTCTATCCGAATTAAGCCACAGCCGCCTCGCTTACTATTCTCCCAGTGCGAAGTAATGACGACATCAATTAACTCATCCTTTCGCATGGTGAGAACAGTCTTTGAGTCAATTTTCTGAGTCAGCATCCTAAATTGGAATCCGCCGCCTAGAGGTTCTTCTGTGACTTTCACTTTCCCTTTTGCATCCGGTCGCTCCCCAGTTATCGCATGTTTCAAGCGCAACTGTGTCAGGCTGCGGGCATACTTATCGCCGCGCTCCGGGCTTCCTTGCTCCACTAAAATAAATCTTCTATTGGCTTCAACATCGTGGTTCAACTCAAGTACGGCATGGCCTGTCGTACCGGAGCCTGCATACGGGTCTAGCACTAGACCATTCGGAGGGCACCAAATGTGGATGATTTTTTTAAAGAGTCGAAGCGGCTTTACCGTTTCAAAGCCATGACCACGTCCGACAATCGCATCAAGTTCATTAATGCCAGCTTGAGAGTGCCCTGATTCCTTATGTTCCCAGGACTGCGTTCCGATCTCAGTAATCTCCTCATATTCCTCATCAGCCCAATATGTCATGGGCACTTTGCCCTTCTTTACGTCAGACAAATATCGTTTTACCTGCGGCCCTGTTTCGCCAGTCATGCCAAAAAAGAGTGCCGGCCAAGAGCCCTGCTCAAGTTTTTTAAGTGCCTTTTTCCGCGCTTGCTCCAGCACTTTTTCGCTCTTAACGGGTTTCCCGTTTTTAAATTCGCAGCCTTCTAGGACTAGAGCTTTGGCAAAACCATCCCCCAAGTCTTTTTGGGTATAGGTGCTTCCCCACCCCTCCAGCCATTCGCGCATGACAGGCACATCATTTGCCCAATGCCCCCTGCAGTCGCGGGGATAATAGATTTCTCCAGTAAAGGGAGACTGTATGGCATAGCTCCCAGTTTTTCGGAATTGGCTGGCTACAGGGTCGCCTGCTTTCCACGGCTTGTCGCCATCGTGACTTCTGTACTTGCTATTCATTTTCTCAGTGCGGCCTTCTAAGCCAGTCCGAGCAAGCGTTTTGTCCTTTGCGTAAACCAAAACATATTCTGTCGCGGTCGAAACGTGTCTGCTATCGTTTTTAGGCGCGTACGATTTTTGCCAATTAATAATCGCAATTCGGTTATCTTCTCCGAATATCTCATCCAGCATCATGCCTAGATGATAAAGCTCATTATCATCGATACAGATCGCCAATACCCCTGTGGGTTTTAACATCGCGCGCATCATATTGAGACGAGGCAGCATGGCCTTCATCCACTTTGTATGGCGCGAACCATCCTCCAGCTTAACGAGCTGGCCTAACTCAGGATCATTGGGGTCTGTATCCCATTTATCATTGTACCTAAAGTGCTGCCCTGTGTTGTAAGGCGGGTCTGTAATGATTAAATCAACTTGGCCGCGTTCTTTGTAAAGCGTAACCATTGCTTGAAGGTTCTCACCCTCAATAATCATGTTGCGGGCTTGGGCTTCGGGCGAACCTTCGCAGAGTTCTTTGATAACTCTTGTTTGTCGAGGGCGCACTTTTTTATCAATTTCTTGTGCTGTCCGCTTGCCGTGGAAGTTAAGAACGATGCCACCGCTCATCATGGTTTTCACCATCTTGAGTAGGTCATCCTTATCAAGATTTTCTAGTGCTGAAATTTGCTCATTAGTAACAGCTACGTTACGTTTTTCCATAGGATTGCCCCCAACAAGTCTGGGGGTGGCAACAGGTTTCCTTGCTGTGGATTTCAT